GGCACCTTGTAGGGGCTTGTAGGTACCTCTCCGTAAGTATTAGAATGCAGACTTTGCCCAGCTAGCAACTTGTTCAAGTCCATACGGTAGTCTACCAAGCCTTACTTGACCACCAATATATTTAAGTTCATTACCAATATCAATGCTTCTAGCAGCATCAATACCGATATTAGCTACATCAGCAGCTGTAGACACAGCTTCAGCAGGTAAGGAAGTTAGTGGATTATAGGCTGCTACATCGGCTGCAGTAGACACACCTGCAATACCAGCTTGTAACATATCCAAAGGATTGCCTGTTTCTTGGGCTAGTTGTGCACGTTGTGCTGTTTCAGCAGCACTTGCAGCCGTACCAAATGCTCCATAGCTAAGAAGACCTGCAACAGCAAGATTTCTAGCGTTTAAACGAACACCACCGTTAGCAAAACTGAACACTTTATCAGCTTCAGATCCAGCTTTTTTAATGCTTTCTTGAAGTTGGGGTTCTAATTTAGCGTGAATAGCACTGTGTTCTTCTCTACCAAGGGCAAAGATATTAGCGGGGTCATGCCCCAATGGTTTACCTACAGCTGCTTGTGTACGAATCCACTCATCGGCAGCTGCTTTACCTTTTGTTTCTAAGATTTCATCGTAACCGCGTTGTGCTTTTTCTAATGGTAGACCGTGATGACCTTCTAACCCTGCTTTATTAGCAGCAGCCATGGCTTCCTGACCAGCACGCTGTACAGTTGGATCAGGTGATAGCTTTTCAATTGCCATCTTACGTTTGGCACTTGTTTCACCACGTTCAACAGTTTTAACATCAATGTCCTTCCAAGACACTGGACCGTCTAGTTTTTGTTTAGATTTAGCTTCAACACGCAGCCGCTGACCATCTTCTGTAAGAAAAATAGGGGTAATTTCACCGTTAGCTAATGCTTTTTTAGCTATCTTACGAGCTTCTTCAATGTTATCAGTAAACTCGTAAACGCGGCGCTTTTTACCCCTTAATGTAGTGGTTTCAAGTAGCTTAGGCATGTATATGTTGTAAAATAAGACGTTCTCTGGGTGTTATCCCAAAGGTATTACGCATCCATGTTAACCAATTATTGCTGCCTTTAGCCTGATTACACTCCCAACATGAGGGTACAAGATTTGATGTAAGGTCTTGCCCTCCAAGACAACGAGGGCGAACGTGATCAAGAGTAAGTTCATGTAATTCATAGTGATTTCCACAGTAGACACATTGACAGTTGAAGTGTTCTTTAATGGCACGCCTCCAAAGGCGCTTTGCTTCGGGACTTGTCATCGTTATTAGGTTGTGGAGGTAGTGATCAGGGGACGGCAGCAGGGGAGTCATTTCCTAGACCGATTTCTAGCTCTATTGGTGGACGCTTTTTCAAGGACTGTTGAACCATCTTTTTTGTGTGATACATCTTTACCGTCACCATTACCATAGGTGCCGCGTTTGTGGTTTTCACGATTGAGTTCAACACGTTTATCAATTTGAAGTGATTGACGATTGTAAGCGGCTTGCTGTTTAAGACGCTTCTTTCGTGCTTCTGGATTGTCTTTGTAGTATTTAGAGGTACGACTTGCCATAAAGCCTCTTCTGTACAAGTTCAGGGTCCACTTTAGGGAGGACGTTAGCTAGTTTATCAAGGGGACTGCCGTCGTAAGCAACCCCACTGATATCATTTTTAGCTAACCAATCACAAGCCGCTTTAAGTTCTTGAGCAGTTGCTTCACCACTCTTAATACGCTTGAGGAATTCAGTAGTAACGAGGTTATGCAACTCGTTAAACATGTCCTCAGTGGCTTTGTTGTTAGCCATTTCGCAATACAATTTGATCTAGTTTGTTTTCGATGCGGATCATGTGGTCCTCCATCTTTTGAAGAGCAGCAGATAGCTCTTGTTTTTGAACATAATGTTCTGCTACACGTAGCTCAACTTTGTCTACACGGCTATCCACTTCGCTAATCTTTGTATGAAGACGGTTATGTACTGATACAATGGCAGTTAAAAGGGCAATCGCTGCCGCAGCTCCTGCTTCAATCATCACATGTACCCGATGTAGACCTGTACACCATCTGCAGATACAACAGTTGCATCCATTAATGAGCTACCATCTGTGATAGAGTAAGCAATACCATTAACAAAGGTGATGCCGCTGGTAAAGTTGATCTCTTTAGAGTCGTTTGATTGAACGTGAATGACAATCATCGGTACATCTGTACCAACAATTGGTGCTGTAGCTTTATCATACAATCGAAATGCAATCGCAGAACCACTACCTCCACCACTATGGGTGTTGTGGATAATCATATTAAAAATAGCACCAGAACTACCCTTTACAGAAGTAGCATTGGTGCTGTTAGCTGAGCTTTTGAAGTGAACCTTGGTTGCTACAGGTAGCTGACGTTCATACCTGCCAGGTGTGATATTGTAAGTAGTGCTAGACATTCTCCCTCATTAGTTTGATTAATTTATCAGCATACTGAGGATCGGTGGCGTAACCTTCAGCAACAAGAAGCCGTGCACATTCTTCGGGAGAACTTGCACGATTGACGCCTTTATAGCGTTGATAGTCCCGGTACCACCTATCAACTAGGTAGGTAACACAGGTTTGTAGATCTGGGAAGTCAATAAAGCCAGCTTGAATAGTGATCCATTGACCATTGATAAATTCTTTAGTTTCACGTTCAGTGCCTGAACCTTTAAGACCAAAGAAATTGTTCTTACCAGAAGTGTGCTTCCCGTAACCGCTCTCTAATGCCCACTGTGCAGCAACGACGGAGGGATGCTTAGCACCTGCCTTGGCTGCAGCAGCTTTAACTCCCTTCCAAGTGTTCTCAACGGTAGTTATAGGTCTCGTTTGCTGCACTGGCCTGAAGGTCATGAACCAACCAGTACCTGGACCTTCAACTTCCCAACGCTTTAACCAGTTACGCCAGGTGTACTTAACGCTCTTCCCACCGGAGCCCACTCTGACGTAGCCACCGTTGACGTTATCCATCTCACCGTATGGATCATGGAAGATACCGTGTTCTCCATCATCACCAATGAGTAGCATCCAATGACCACCACCAACAGGGTTTGATGCATGGCCTTTATGTAAGATGCCAGTAGCAACTGGATAACCTGCCTTCAGTTCATTAATTAGTGCTTGCTTAGTACCTTTCTGGTAGAAGGTAGCAAAGACACCATACTGCTGACAGGCTTTAACTTGACTAGTTGACACCGTAGTATCACCGTACTTCAACACAGTACGGAGATAATCATCATCTGCATTACTACCCTTCAGAGCATCAGGACGGAGATACTTGATGGCCATAGCACACGTAGAACTCCAACACATCCTGTCACCATGCGCAGTGGCAGAGTCAGTTTGAGGATAAAATTGAACAACTTTAAGGATTGTCATTGTAATGTTTTTCTAAATAAAGCAAAGCGTTACGTACTCCCTGCAGGTTATCTCCAAGACAACCAATCCCTATATTACATAAGCTACAAAGAAGACCTCTGACTTTCCCGGTGTCATGACAATGATCTACATGCCACTGGTTGTTACTACCTTTTGGCTCTGCAGTACCACAGGAAGCGCAGCAAAAATTTTGAGCAATAAGTAATTCTTGAAATCCAGCTGGAGTTAAGTTATAGTTTTTCTTTAACCTATGTTTTCTGACTGAGGCTTTACCTGCTTTTGATTTCATGTAAGAGCGCATATACTCACGGTTATTAGCTCTTTTACGTGCAATGCGCTCATTACTGCAAGGTTTACAGTGATTTTGAAGCCCATCTTTGCTAGCGGATCTTTTGTAAAACTGCTGATGGGCTTATCTTCGCCGCACTTTGTGCAACGTTTAAGCATTTACTATTTCCCTCTAAATGTACGACGAAGGCGACGCACTGTGTCATCCTCAGTACGAGTTTTACTGAAGTAAGCAGCAGCCATGGAGATGGCTTGGGTAACGCTGTTAGAACGACGCTTCTTAGTAATGCCGAGATATTCGGATGTGATAAAAAGAATAAAAAAAGCCAAGGTCTCATAAGAAACCTTGACTCCGAGAATAGTGATCATTGGATTGTACCAATAAGGTGTTTAGTGAGTAGGACTACACGCCTTCAAGCGCTGCAACTTTGGCTTCAAGAGTTTCGATGCGGAGCTGCGCTTCTTGGAGAGCCCTGATGGCCATCCACATCATTTGCTGTTCTCTGACACCTTTACGCAAAACCTCTGAAACGGCGGGTTGTATTT